ATAGACATTGATAAATGTAATGTTTGGGTTCGTTCATTGTTAGGTTCTCCTGATTTGAATGTTGACAGCGATAAACAGCTTGTCGATAGTATTTATCCCACTGAATACTGGGACAAAACAAATGGGTGGCCTACCACAGATAAGGGGCAACCTAAGGCTGACAAAGAAACGTTTGAAGAATTGATCACTCATCCGGAGCTAAAAGATGTCCTTAGATATCGTGCCAACCTCTCAACTTGTTTGTCAACTTTCATTGAGCCCTGGTTGGAGGCTTCTGAAACTACAGGCAGAATCTACACAAACTGGAACAGTGTACGAGGTGAGCGTGGCGGTACCCGAACCGGACGACTCTCTTCAACGCCTAACTTTCAAAATGCGCCTGTCCGTTACCCTAAAGTGCAACTCCCCACAGATCTTGGTGTCGCCCCGCTCCCCTTGATTCGGTCATTCATCTTAGCAGATGAAGGTCACCGCTTGATTGCATGCGACTTCAATGCACAAGAGCTTCGTATCTTTGCTCACTTTGAAGGTGGCAACCTTATGAAGCAGTACCAAGAAGATGCTCGTGCTGACTTGCATACATACGCTGCAAAGATGATGACTGAGGCCAGCGGCCGTGAGGTGTCAAGGACATACTCCAAAGGCGTATCATTTGCTATTCTGTATGGTGCAGGTCCTAAGAAAATCAGTGAGATGCTTGGCATTGACATGGATTTATCTAAGGCATTGGTGAGTACATACACCACTGCTGTGGCGCCAGGTTTAAAGACCATGCAGGACACAATGCGTAAGCGTTACAAGTTGGGGCAACCATTAAAGACTATTGGCGGCAGGTTGGTCAAAATGGAGCCACCCAAAATCATCAATGGTCGACTACGTGAGTTTGACTACAAAGGCGTCAACCTTTTGATTCAAGGCTCTGCTGCTGATCAGGCCAAAGCTGCCATGCTGTTGTACCAACAACGTCGGCAAGGTAGTAGGTTGCTATTGAGTGTGCATGATGAACTTGTCATCTCAGCGCCTGCTGATGCAATTGAACGTGAGGCTGATTGCCTTACATGGTCAATGTGCAACGCCTTAGAGATGGATGTCCCTATGGTTAGTGACTATAAAGTTGGTGATTCATATCAGGAGACTAAATGAAAGATGACGTCGAGTTTTGGGTGCGGTGGGCTATCTTTGCTATTGCAGTTATTGTTGTTGTGTTAGACGTATCAGTCTGGAGGGCGTAATGGCGTTTTCAAATTCATCCATCAAATCATACGAGGAATGCCCATACAAGTACAAGCTAACTCGCATTGAGCATCGACAAGAGCCTGCGGGCACTGCTGCTGAACGTGGCAAGATGATCCACACAGAATTTGAAAATGCCTTGGTTAACTTGAATCTTATACCGGCAGAACATGAGTATTGGCAAATATACATTGCTGAATTGGTTGCAAAGAAGACACGCAGTGAAGTTGAGTTTGCTGTTACACGCGATTGGTCAGTATGTGGCTTCAAGGACTCACATGCTTGGCTAAGGGGTATATATGACGCTGTGTATTTTGATGGCGCCAAGGCCCACGTCCTTGACTGGAAGACAGGCAAAGAACGCGACTACGGTGATCAATTGAAGTTGTATGCCACTGTAATTCTTGCATGCTACCCAGATGTGGATGAAGTCACCACCGAGATTTGCTACATTGACTTACAAAAGCGGCAAGCACAACCTACATACAAACGTAGTCAACTGGCTGAGTTAAAGCAATGGATGTCAGATCGCATGCACAAAATTGAGAATGATTCGATCTTTGCACCAAATCCTAGCTTTGGTTGCAAGTGGTGCCACTTCCGTAAAGACAACGGCGGGCCTTGCCAGTGGTAACCAAAGTCATTCTTGAAAAACATCTTGAGCAATACTTTACTGCGCAATGCAAAAAGCTTAAGCTACAGACGTTGAAGCTGCACATACGATTTACCCGTGGCTGGCCTGATCGCCTTGTGCTGTTGCAAGGTGGCAAGATTCTTTGGGTTGAATTGAAACGCCCAGGCGGCAAGGCGTCGCCGCTGCAAGAAAAAAAACATAAGGAGATGGCTGCATGGGGTCACCATGTTTACGTCATAGATTCTAAGGAGGGTATTGACAATGTATTGGGAACCGCATGAGTATCAAAAAGAAGCTGTTAAGTTTCTAATTGAACGTGGCTCAGGTGCGCTATGGCTTGACCCAGGGCTAGGCAAGACAGCTGTTGTATTGTCAGCATTTAAGGTTTTGCGTACCAAAGGGCTTGCCAAGAAGATGCTGGTGATTGCGCCTTTGCGGCCTGTGCACAGTGTGTGGCCTGCTGAAGTCAAAAAGTGGGAGCAGTTTGCAGGTTACTCAGTTGGCGTATTGCATGGTGGCAACAAAGCCAAAGTGTTGAAACAAAACCACGACATTTACGCAATTAACTTTGAAGGCTTGCAATGGCTGTCGTCGCAGTTGAATGGTAAGGCTTGGCCGTTTGACATTCTTGTTGTTGATGAAATCTCATACATGAAAAATACACAAACGCAACGTTTTAAAACCATAAAGCCTTTGCTAAATAAGTTTACACGTCGTTGGGGTCTTACCGGTTCGCCTGCGCCAAACAGTTTGATCGACATCTTTGGCCCGCAGCTTATCATTGACCAAGGCGCCACGTTTGGCCCATACATCTCTAGGTTTCGTACTGAGTATTTCTACCCATCAGGCTTTGGTGGGTATGAATGGAAGCTACTGCCTGAAGGTGAAAAGAAGATCTATGATAAGTTGGAGGGCAAGGTGCTTCGCATGGCGGCGCTCGACCATCTAGACCTGCCAGATCTAACGTATAACAATGTGGTTGTGGAGTTACCTGAAAAAGCCAGAAAGATCTACGACGCCTTTGAAAACGCATTGACAATCGAGATTGATAGCGGCAACATTACTGCAGTTAACGCAGCTGTGGCAATTATGAAAGGCCAACAAATTGCTAATGGCGGGTCGTACTTAGATGATGATGGCTCAGGCATTGGCAGAATAACTACTCACATCCATGACGCCAAGACTGACGCCGTGGTTGATCTGATTGAAGAACTCTCGGGTCAGCCTTGCATCATTGGTTATCACTTTCAACATGACCTTGAACGCTTAAAGAAAGTATTCCCAAATGCGCAAGTGATAGGGTCAGGCGTTGTTGGCGCAAAGCTTGATGCTATCATTGATAAGTGGAATGCAGGTGAGATACCTGTGTTGCTTGCGCACCCAATGTCTGCAGGGCATGGTCTTAATTTGCAAGGCACTGGCCACGCTGTCATATGGTATTCATTGACTTGGTCGTTGGAAATCTATGAGCAGTTCATTCGTAGGCTTTGGCGCCAAGGTCAGAAAAATCACATTGTGGTGCATCACATTGTTGCTAAAGATACTGTTGATGAGGCAATTCTGAAAGCAGTAAAACGCAAAGATAAAACACAACAAAATTTAATGAATGCTGTACGCGATTACATCCGTCGTGATACAATTGAAACTGTTGATATTTGAAAAGAATCCAAGCATGTCTCACGTTAACCCATCACTTGAAAAAGGTATCACCATGTCTGAAACACAGAAGCGCCGTCGTGCCAACAAAAAGTCAATCATTACAATCAAATCCATTACTAATCCAAAGCGTCAAGGCACCTTGTCATATGGTCGGTTTGAGTTGTACAAAAACGGCATGACAGTTGCTGAGTACGTTGCAGCTGGTGGTCGTACAGGCGACGTCAACCATGATGCAGAAGCAGGCTACATTGAGTTGTCATGAACATTTTGATTACCGGCGTCACCGAGACGCATATCAATCATCAAAATAGGGCAAGCTCCACCAAGTTTGTTTCTATTCCTGAGCTTATGGCCAAAGCATTTCAGCAGCTAGACCATGATGTTGACCATCGTTCTGTCAAGGTTGGTGAGGATCTCTCTAGGTACCACAAAGTGTTTGTGTATGTGTACCCTTTAGATCACAATGCATTGAACCCTGAAGGTGCTCTATGGGCCTTAGAAAGCCGATACGACTCATACGTTTGCTTGGACGATTGGTCATTTCAAAAAATCTTACATACATGGGAAGACAAGATTGCACCCGAGGATCTTTGCAAACACACATGGCTTGCGCCGTTGTTCC